ACACTGTGGGACAGGATAAAGAAGATATCATCATGCTTTTTCCAAGGCGATGATAAAGAGAACATGAATGCAAAGATAGCTTCCATGGTCTCAAGCCCGAAAGACGGTTCACTTTCGGCGGACGGTACTCGTTTCGACTCTTCTCAAGATGAAGTCCTGATGAGAATAACAGACAACATTTTCTGGAAGAAGCTCGAGCCACACATCGAGAAATTAGTGTCAGAAAATTACTTCATGAAGACGTTCATGAAAGAGACGCCTGCGAGCTTTGCCAAAAGGTTCGTGGAAGCAGTGACTGAAACCAAGTCGCACTTATTCGTCTACATGCCAGGTATCTGTTGTCCACCCTGGAATGAAAGCACTCAGAGAGCTTTCAGAGATATTAGCGGTGAAGCCGAACCGTGGCTCAACTACGTTCACATCTACATTGCGGGAACTACCTTCAGTGGGAACCCAGTGAGAACTACCTTAGGAAACACTTTGAGGCAGTCTCTCTATTGGTATTACTACATGACGCAAGCTGGTTTTGATCAGCCATGGCTCGAGAGGCCAGGTACTCCCAAGATGTGTGTCGCAGGCGACGACATGATGATGTTTGGACCGAAGATCGCTCTGCAAAAGATTGCGGACATGGCCAAGAGATTGTGCGCAAGTTCACCGGCTGAAACAGGGCCACTTGGTTTAGGGCAAATCCTCAAGAGCTGCACGATTGCAGATTGGTTTGAAGGTGAGTTTTGCTCAAAATGGATCTTCTGGGATGGTCTCGATCCTAAGTCACTTCAGATGACTAGGGACTATTCTAAGGTGCTGTCCTCTAAGCAGTACTACACGGGGTCCAATCCGTTAATGAGGAGCAAGCCATCCCTGCATAGGATGATGATTCTCTTCGCACTTCGCTCTGAGAAGTGCTCAAGATTGCTAGAAGAACACATTGAAGCAATCATGCACGTCTACGGTTGGAAACCGGACGTGAACGCTCAAGAAAGAGCCATCTTGGAAGAACTGGATTCCATGAAGTACGGCATCAAACACAAAGGTGAGGGTTACGAAAACGAACGTGAGGTCAACGACCGCATCGGAATTTCTATAGGCTCACTACTCTCGATTTATCTAGAAGGCAAGATGAGGCTGGATAAACTTGATCTCTGCCTAGGCGGACCGAGAGATTTGCCGCTGGATATGACATTCGGCGAAGATATTTAAGATGCCAGGGAAGAAACAGCGCAAGGCTGCTCAAAAGAAGAACTAGAAACACTAGAAGCCATAGAAGCCGAATGCATAGTCGAAGCAGGAGAAGAAACCACCTTCTTTATTGATTTAGCAACAGGAGGAGCATTCAAAACGTATTCTAGCGTTGAAAAAGCAGTAGGAGCTGGATTCCAAGCAAGAGCTTGCTAGTCTGAAGACTAGCGAGAGGATGTACCTGTGTCTAGCGTACCCCGGAAGTTATCAGGGAGCAATAGACATGGCGAAGAACGCCCAAAAATGTCCCACACAAAGGTGGGTACTAGGCTAAGTGCCAAAGGAAGGAACCTACCTAACCGCGAGCGGCACAAAGGTGAGGTTCATGTTGCAGAAGGACAAATTCAAGGATGCAGTTAGTCCGACAGTCGAGGAAGTGTGTCCAGGGGCTTTCTCGATGGTCTTGGAGATACGGCCAGAGCCCTGTATCAGGCCATTCTTCTCGGTGACAGATTTCAACGGGAAACCAGCCCTAGCGACTGGGCTACGTTGCAGGAACTTCACTATGGAGTCTTTGACATCTGAAAACCCAGAACCGCGGATGATAATGTGTAAAGTCCCAAGCGAGCTGACGCAGCAACAGAAATCAGCGTTCCAAAACTTGATTATGCAGATCAAGTCATCGAAATTTGTCGATGCAGCCTAGGAAACGGCTACCATGGGAGGGTATTGGTTAGGGCCGATACACTAAAGCAATTGCGATTCGGGAAAGCCGGAGAAGATCGCAACTGGGTTGCCGCCCCCAACGAGCAACCTGAGGAAAACCTTGAAACTAGCCAAGAAGACGTAAGAAACGCGCGTCTGGCAAGCGTCATAGTCTTCAGTGGACCACGAGCACATCGAGTTTCTCGAGCCATTGATTTCAGGAGCAGGTTTTTCTAGCTAATCCAAACGCACACTTAGTGTGCAACAAAAGTGATGCAACAGCATCACAGGGAAGCTCCACCCACAAGAAAGACGGTAGACCACGTGACAACAGTCGCGTCTCGCTATCGCAGCAGGACCACCAGGTTCTGCCCCGGCTCGCCGGAAGAAACAGAGAGACCACTCTCAGTCAACAGACTGCGACCTCTCGAACACCTGCTCAACAGAGCGGGTGAAAA